TCGACCACCGCTGGCTCAGGCGCGAAATTCTTAGGAGGTACAATGCCAGTCGAAGCTAAGACCTGGCCCTACGGGACGAGGAAGCGGGTGAAAGTGCTTTCCGTCATGCCGGTCCTCAACAGCGGCTCGACTCACGTGCTCATGTGTCTGTGCGAGGCCGACTCGGAGGGCTTCGCTCTTATCCGATCCGGCGCGTTCGAGGCCAAAGCCGGCGACCGCGGCATCATCACGTTCAAGCATGGAGGGCCGACCGGCGGCTACTGGGACTACAGCCCCTCCGGCGAGTGAACAGCCGTCGCTGCTGGAGCTGTTCGAGCAAGAGAAACAAAACCCGACGCCGCTCACCGCGAGCGCGCCCGAGCCTAACCCGTTCCGTAAGCAGAGCGGCGAGTGTGAGCACTGTAACGATGGAAAAGAGCAAAGGATTCTGTGGTGCTGGCGCTGCGGCGAGCAGGGCTGTTGGGAATGGCTGAAGGAGCATAGCCCATGAATCAAATCCTCGAAGTCGATTGCTACAACCTCCACGATGACGGCCTCCTCGAAGTCGTCGCTTTGCTGCGCAAGGCCTTCCCGACCTCGCGCCTCGCGGCTGGAGCGAGCTGGTCCTCCCCCAAGGTACTGCTCGATTCCTCAGAGAACCCCCAAGCCCTTAACCAGATCGCCCGCGCTATCCGCCAGGGCTGCGAAGTCCTGGAACACCCGAACCAGACGGAGCGGGATTGGTCCCGCGCCGAAAAGACTTGGGACGTGTGCGGCTGGGCGAACGTCATGCGTCAAGGCGACTTAATCCTCTCCCATGACCACTCGATGTCTCACCTCGGCGGCAGAAACGCTTACGCGGCGGTGTTTTATCTCGATGACAGCCCGACCAGGATTCACTTCTCCAGCAGCGAAGGCGACCGCATCATCGCCCCGCGCGCCAAGCAACTGCTTGTATTTCCCGCGACGTTGGTCCATTCCGTTGAAAAGCACGAGATCGCGGAAGAGCGCATCAGCTTCGCGTTCAACATCCGGAGGACGACATGATCTGGTGGTGCAAGAAGTGCAGCCGCCTGGTCACTCCGAACCCGCAAGACAAAGACGACCCGCACATGCCCCATGCCGATCAGATCGTCGGAATCCGGCCGGATATTTTCTCCGACGCCATGAGGCGCATCGTGCGCGAGCTCGACATCACCGGCAGGACCGAGAGGTTCAAAAAGTAATGCAACTCCTGAATTTCGTGTGGTATCTGCTCGGCCTGGTCGCCGTCAAGGCGGTGGCGATCATCGCCGTCGTTTCGGCGACGATTTATGTGTGCTGGCGGCGAAAAGTGCTCCGTCGTCTTAGGAAATTACTAGTAAACGACTGGTAATTTACCAGGTAAAAGCGTCGTGTTTCCGCGAAAGTAGAGGGAAACGAGCCGTGAGCCAGTTGAAAATTCTGCCGGTTCTCGTGAAGTCGATGGTCGATGGTCGCGAGTCGCCGGCTCAACTGTGCTACTGCCCGACCTGCGGCTCGGAGGAGCCGGAGTTCTACTGCTACTTCGTGCGGTGCCCAGATTCTTCCAGGGGAATCGAGCACTTGCACCTGCAATGCGCAACCTGCGGATTATCTTTCTGCACGCCCGAAAAAAAACCGGAGGAGAGTAAACCGTCCCCGCCAGCCGCCCAAGCAGCCGGTGCCCTGAAAAACAGCGACGGTACAGCGACCAATGGCGAACCCTGATAACATCAAGCCCTATCGGTGGAAGCCGGGCCAGAGCGGCAACCCGAAGGGGCGTCCGAAAAAAGAGCACGAACTGCGGTGGTATCTCGAGGGCGCGATGCTGGTGATGCCGATCGCGCCGGAGTATTGGCGTAACGCGATGGTGATTCTCGGCCTTAGCCAGCAGGTAAAGGCTCTCGACGAATGGATCAAGAGCGGCAAGACCCTACAGGACTCAGGCGCGAAGCGGATCGTTCCTCTCTTCGTGCGCAAGCTCAAATACGGCGAGTACGGCGCCATGCGTGCTTGCTTCGATGCGGGGAAAAACCCCGAGTTGTTTCTAAAAATCATTGAGCAAATCCACGGCAAACCTGTTCAGCCGACGACTGTGGCGAATCCGGACGGTTCTCCCATCAAGGGCAACGCCCTAGCATCCAACGTCGTCGTTGTGACCGTTCCAGTCGAGGAGGATGAGAGTGATGGCAAGAAAGAACTGCAAGCGCGGGCACCCTCAGACTAAGAGAAATGTCAGGATTTATACTCGGAAAACCGCCGTCGGGCGTCACGCCGCCGGCGAGCAAGTGAGGATCTGCGTGCCGTGTCAAAAGTGGAGAAGGGAACAATCGAAAAAGCCGAGCGACCGCTGGGCCTGGTCTCTGGGGTCTCTGGGGTCCAAGAGCCTGACCCCGAGGTAGAGCGCTGGAAGGCTCTCCCGCTCAGGCAAAAGCTCGCATTGATGTTCTGGCAATGTGTCTGCGGCGCGGTGAACAACACCGACGTCAGGGGCAACGTCTGCCGTAAATGCGGCGCGGAGCGAGGAGGCCATCCTTGAGACGGAGAATCTGCAGCAGGTGCCACGGCGAGAGCTCCTGCCCGCAAACCTGGAAAAGCCATATCACGGCGAGCGTCGGCGTCGGCGTCTGCGAGTTTTGCCTCCACAATTCCATCGTTACCCATGTCGGCCGGGAACATCCTTGGCCGAGGTCTTACCTTCTCCAGCAGTGGATCGCGACCGCGCTAATCGCTCTCTGCTCCCTGGTGGCAGTCGGGGCGATCCTGCTGTCGAGGGCCTAAGCACGTGAATTACTACGACAAGCTCGGCGTCAAGAAGAACGCCACCCAGGAAGAAATCCAGCGAGCGTTTCGCCGGCGAGCCGCTGAGTCCCATCCCGATCGCGGCGGAGACCCGAACGTGATGGCGGAAATCAACCGGGCGTATGCCTGCCTGAAGGATCCTGTGAAGCGGCTCGCCTACGACAGGACCGGCGAGGAGCCTCCAGCGAATTCGATAGAATCGCTGGCGCGCGATCTCCTGTTGCAACAGTTCATGCAGCTCCTCAAGGACGACGTCACGCATCACCTGGTCGGCACGGCCGCTACCCGGCTGCGCGGAGCGATCGCCGATCTCAAGCGCCAGCAGATGGTACAGCGGCAGTCCATCGACGGACTCCAGCGACGGTCGAAGGACGTCTCGGTCAAACGCGGTGTGAACCTCTGGCAGCAACTGCTGAACGACTTGATCCGCAGGACCGAGTCCGCCTTCGCCGAATCGAGCCGCAACCTGGAGGTCCACGAGCTGGCGCTCAAGATTCTCGGCGATTACGATGACCGTACCGCCTCGAACGCGGTGGTGTTCAGCGTGACCTGGGGCAGCACCACCACCACGGGCACGTAGGCATGCCGACAGCGCACCCTGTGAGTAGGGCCAAGGCCAAGCCCAAAGCCAAGCCGACGCACGTCCAGTATCGGTTCGAGCTGCCGATCCAGACCGAGACCCAGCTGCGCATCTTCGTCGAAAAGGCCCTCGGCATCCGCATCCCGAACCAGCGAGTGTGCCCCGGTCACGTCTCTCCCTGGGAGGCTTTCCGCGATGCCTACTTCGCCAAACACTCGATCGCCATCTGGGAGGCCTCGCGCGGCTTTGGCGGCAAGTCCCATCTGCTCGCGGCCCTCGGCACGGTCGAGGCCTGGACGCTCCAGTGCGACGTCAACCTGCTCGGTGGATCCGGCGAGCAGGCCCGCCGCGTGCTTGAGTACATGGATCAGTTCTTCAAAAAAGACACGGCCGCCAAGCTCGAGGACGACCGATCCATCGCTGCCGATACCATCTCTCGCGGAACGCGCCTCGCCTGGGGCAACAAAGTGACGGTGCTCATGGCATCGCAGACCTCGGTCCGCGGCCCGCACATTCCCCGACTCCGGCTCGACGAGCTCGACGAGGTCAACATGGAGCTGTTCAGCGCCAGCCTCGGCCAGACGATGGACAAGGAGTGCGGCCCCAAGAAAACTCTCGTGCCGGCGCAGACCGTTCTCTCCAGCACGCATCAGCACCCCGATGGAACCATGACCGAGGCGCTCAAGCTCGCCGCCGAACGCGGCTGGGGCGTTTACCGCTGGTGCTACAAAGAATCCCTGCAGCCTCACGGATGGCTCTCGCAGTCGATGGTCGCGAAGAAGAAAAACGAAATGACGGCCACCGCCTGGCGCGCCGAGGTCGAGCTCCAGGAGCCGAACCCGGAAGACCGCGCGATCATGCAGGACCTGGTCGAAGCGTCCTTCGGCAAATCCTTCGAGTGGTGCGCCAACGCGGAGGTGAATGATCAGAACGGCGTCGAATACATCTTCGAGCAGCCGGCCCCGCCGGTCGAGGGCGCCGAGTACGTTCATGGCGCCGACTGGGCCCGCACCCAGGACTGGACGGTCATCGTGACGCTGCGCGTGGACGTTTATCCCGCGCGTGTGGTCGCCTTCTATCGCGGTCAGCGACTCCCCTGGCCGGTGATGGTGCGGCGGTTCGACGACCGGATCGAAAAGTACGGCGGCCGGGCAGCTCATGACCAGACCGGTATCGGCGATGTGGTGGCCGGCTATCTCTCCCATGACGCGATCGGCGTGACTCTCGGCGGACGCATTCGCGCAGAAGCGTTCAACGCCTGGGTGCTCGCCTTCGAGCACATGGAGGTTGTTTGCCCGATGATCCGCAGCATGTATCAGGAGCACAAGTTCTGCTCGATCGACGATCTCTACGGCGCCGGCCACCCGCCCGATACCTTTGTCGCCGGCGCGATGGCCTGGTACGCCAAGAAACTCACCAAAGTGAGCGTGCTATGATCTTCCACGACGGCGATTGGCCTTGGGCCGTGTTCACCAAGGCTGAGGAGAAAGAGGCCGAGCGCATCGTCAAGGAGCGGGCCAAGCGCAGCAACACCAAGATCCTCGGCAAGTACTACTGGTGCGGGAAGCTCTGCGAGGACGTGGTGGAGGCCTGGCTCCGCCACCACCGTGTCCCGCATCGACGCGGACACTTCGACGACAACGTGGATTTCTCTATCGGCGAGCGCCACGTCGACGTCAAGGGCATCAGCCGCAATGTCGAACCGCGACCGTCCTACGCCGCCTGGGTGAGAGAGGTTCAGTGGCAGAATCCGGGACGGATCAATTGCTACGTGTTCGGCACCTACGTCCTGCCGAAGAAAAAAGCGATCATCACCGGCTGGCTCTCGCGCTCCGAGTTTGGCTCGATCGCGGAGTTTCACGAAGAAGGCTGGACCGATGAGAACGGTTTCCGCCTGGACACCGACGCGCGGGTCACCGCCATCCGCAATCTGCGCGATCCTCAGTCGATCTTCACCGAGCGGTCGGCGCTGTCCACCAAAACCACCCGCAGCGAAGCGGAGCGGATCGCAGCCGCGTGGCTCCGCATCCTCGGTGTAAAGCTCGACCCCGTTCGCATCGAAAAAAATCTCATCGAGCTGCGGTCCTACATGGCTCGCTCTGGAGGCTTCGGTGACTTCGAATGAATTTCTCGATCGCGTGGTGACGGCCATCGTGTGGCGCGATTTCCACCGGATTCTCCAGGAGCATGACGGTCTCGGCTACATGAGAGCCGTTGTGTGGATGAATTCTACCGACCGCGCACGCCGGAGCGTTTACGGGATTGTCGCATCGGAGGGACACGTAGCGTCAGGGACTTAATCGTAGTCTTTACGCCGCGTTAGGAAGATTTGGGAAATTTTTATTGATCGCGAGGGTATGATCGTGTAGTACAAAACCCGACAAAGTGGAAAGCGCCGGCCCCGGCGACAACGGGGCCGGCACCGTGGGAAAGGGTCGAGCATGTAAGTCCAGTAATCGGAGCGCAGTTCTCCCGACTTACGTGCCCAAAGTGACCAGACCAGACCTGGCGCACTGTCGCACTATAGGCACGGAGCGCCGGTCTTGTCTAGAGGGCTCTCAGTAACTCCCTCGATGGCCGAGACAAACACGCAACCGCGCCAACGTGTCGGAATTGCGGCACGAGCTCTTGCGGCGATCTTCGATCCCATCGCTACGACGGTCGGCCTGTTCGCCAATCTTCTTCCCACTCGCGGATCCCCGCCCCCGCGCGCCACTGCCGATCTGATCCGCGCCTACAACGATCTGCCGTGGGTGCGCTCGATCGTGAACCGCATCAGCACGACGGTCAGCAACACCGAATTTTTTCTCGAGGTGCGCCGCCTCAACGGCGACCCCACAGGTTCTCCCTCGCTGCAGCTCGCTCCTGGCCGCCCGGCTCGACGCAAGGCCGCCCGCCGCTTCGAAAAGCAGAACCAGCTGGAGCGGATCGATAGCCACCCGTTGCTGAGCCTGTTCATTCGCGCCAACCCCTACATGGCGGGGTCGGCCGTCATCAAGCTGGTGCAAATCTGGCTGGAGACGACCGGCGATGCGTTCGTTCTCAAGCAACGCAACGAGCTCGGCATGCCGATCGGGCTGTGGCCGGTCCCACCCAACTGGGTGGAGGCCACCCCGCTTCCAGGGCATCCGTTCTTCAAGCTCGGCTCGCGGCTCGTAAGCGATCCGATTCCGATGACCGAAGTCATCTGGCTGCGCGAACTCAACGCCCAGGATCCGTATGGCCGGGGCGTCGGAGTCGCCAAGTCGGTCGATGACGAGATCGAAACGGACGAGTACGCGGCCCAGCACGTCAAGTCGTTCTTCTACAACAACGCGCGCCCCGATCTGCTGATCTACGGCAAGGGCATCGCGCCCAACGACACCAAGCGGCTACAGCAGGAGTGGATGCAAAAGCATCGCGGCTTCTGGCGCCAGTTCCTGCCGCACTTCATGTCGGGCGAGGTCTCGGTCCACGAGTTCAGCCACGACTTCGGCGCCATGCAGTTCCACGAACTGCGCAAGTGGGAACGCGACGTTTGCCAGCAGGTCTGGAACGTTCCTCCCGAGGTGCTCGGCATTATCGCCAACCCGCTGCGCGCCGGCATCGACGGGGCCGACTATTTGTTCAACAAGCTGGTGATCGACCCGCGCCAATCGCTCATCCGCAACGAACTGCAGGTCCAGCTCGTGCCGGATTTCGACGCGCGGCTTTCCCTCGAATACGAATCGACCATCCCGGCCGACAAGGAGATGGCGCTCAAGGTCGCGCAGGCGGCCCCCTGGACTCGGGACTTCGACGAGTGGCGCGAGCTCCAGGATCTCGAGGCGCTCCCCGATAACAAGGGTAAGTTCTTCATGATGCCCTACAGCCTGACGCCGGTGCCGGTCGACCAGGTGGGCGAGCCGATCGCCGACCCGTTCTCCCTGCCGGATCGCGGCGGCCTCGATGATGACGACGACGAGCAGAACGAGCAGGACGAGGACGAGCAGGAAGAGGAGGAAGAGCAGCAGGACGAGCCCGAACAAGACGAAGAACGACCGCCTCGTCGCTCGGTCAAGTCGCGATTCGTCGACGTCGAGCCCGCCGATCGCGTTTACCGGCTGATCCACGCCGTTGCCGATAAATTTTTCAACAACATGTGGCGGGCGGCTTTCGCCGCAGCCGATGAGCGCAAAGAGAAAATCGACATGCGGGCGCTTACGGCAGCGATGGCGGCCGGAGAGTCGGCGATCGCCTTCACCGCGGTCGGCATGGACGCCCTGCAACGCGCCCAGCAGCAAAAGATCGGCGCGGTTTTCACCAACACCTTCGAGCAGGCAGCCAAGACCGAGGCCCGCTACGTCGATCAACTCCTCGAACGCAAGCAGCTTCACCGAGGCCACCGCAAAGCCGACGACAACACTACCCTCGAGGGGCGGTTCGACATGACCAACCCGCGGGCGATCCAGGCGGTCCGCACCGCCGTTGCCAACCTCATCCGCGAGATCAGTCATTCCCAGCGGCAGGCGGTCCGCGAGATCATCGAGCTGGCATTTATCGAAGGCCTCCCGCCGGCGCGCTCCGCCCAGCTGATTCGGGAAGTGGTCGGACTCACCCGGCGGCAAGCGGCCAAGGTCGCCGCTTTCGAGGTGAAGCTCTACGAGACCGTCGGCACCACGACCGAGATCCAGCGGCGCGTCGAACGGTACGCGGCGGCCCAGCTCCGGCAACGCTCGATGATGATTGCCCGAACCGAAACGATCAACGCGGCTTCGGCGGGTCAGCGGGAGCTCTGGAGGCAGGCGGTCGATCAGGGCTATCTGCCCTCCAACCAGAAGCGTCGTTGGATCGTGACACCCGATGACCGTCTCGACGAAGAAGTCTGCGAGCCGATGACCGGCCAAGAGGTCGGGCTGAACGAACCGTTTACCACCGGCGACGGCCGCAAGGTGATGGGGCCAACCGCCCATCCGAACTGCCGCTGCAGCCAGCGCCTGGTGCTCAAATGAACCTGCGATTGCTTCGGGTGATCTTGCGACTTTGGTTCGCCGGCAAGTGGCTGGCCCGCTTTACGCTCGTGGCCGCCAACGTCTATCTGATCGCGTTTGTGATCGCCAAAGTCTACCAGCTCGAGCAAAGAGTCGGGCAAAACTGTAATCGGCCGTGGCTCGCGGAACGCTACGTTCCGGCGGGCGACAAGGGAAAGGAGCTCTATGGAAAACACGTTCGAGTTCAAACTTGGGCAGAAGGTCCGGATCACCGTGAGCGGTGAGGAGGGCATGGTCATCGGCCGCGCCGAGTATCTGACTCACGGCAACGCGTACCACGTGCGCTACAAATCGGTGCATGGAACTGCGGCCGAGGGCTGGTGGGACGAGTCGGCCCTAGAGGCGGCGCAATGATTAAGAAAACGCACAACGGCGACGGCGAGATCCTCGATGTGCGCCAGACGGCGGCGTTTCTGCAGCTTCACTACAAGACCGTGGTGAAGCTCACCAAGGAAGGGAAAATTCCCGGCGCTCAAGTTGGCCGGTCTTGGCGCTTTCGCCGGGCCGATATCGTCAAGCTGTTCGAGCAGCAGCCGCGCCTCAAGCTGCCGGACCAGGAAGGCCAGGGCTGGGTGGACGAAAGGTAATCACAACCGAGGAGGTGCTATGGATTTCAAACCGCTGCTCGACGCAGTCGATATGGTCCTGATCGTGGCGATCATCGGAGTGGCTCAAGGGCTGAAGTCGTTTCTGCCCGAGACGATGTGGCGCTACGTGCCCCTGGTGGTCATCGTGCTTGGCGTGCTCGCCGGGTTTCTCAAGGGCGATGAAGCCAACCTGAGAGACTTCGGCGCCAAGGCGCTGATGTACTCCGGCGCGGCGGCGATCGTCTACGAGCTGGCTCGAACGACGATTCTTGGCAAAGGGGCCAAGGCCCCGCACTAGCTCCTATGCCACCGACGGATATGAAACAGCTCGTCGCCGTGGTTGGTCCCTTCGTGCTCGCTCTACTGCTGCTCGGCTTCGCGATCTCAGCGTTCGGGCAGACTCCCACCGGCCCCTCGCAAGCAACGATCACGAAAGGCTTCCGGCTCGACTGGACCGACAACAGCAATAACGAGGAAGGCTTCAACGTCTACATCAAACTGCCCGATCCCAATTTCGGGTTCGCCTACGTGAAGATCGGCTCGGTCGCCAAGGACGTCACCACGTTCATGACGCCAGCGGTGACCAACACCGAAGGGTCGAACTACTGCTACGCGGTGACCGCCTGGAACTGGAAGGACGAAGCCAAGACCGTCGCGCAAGAGTCGCCGCGCTCCAACGACGGCTGCGGTCCGTTGATCGTGGTGAGCTCCCAGCTGCCGCTCACCCTGTTCGGCACGACGCTGCCGGAATACCGCGCCCTTGAAATCGCGGTCAGCAAGCCGGCGAACGCGATCGGCTCCAAGTTGAAGATCACGGTGCGCGATGCCGACTTCCTCGATGAAGGCGAGCTTTATATCAACACGCTCGCGACGCCCGTCGTTTTGTTCCCCGGTGCGCCGAACGTGGCCGAGGGCACGGACCAGGTGGTGACGATCGTCGAGGTCGATGTGCCGCTCACGGCATGGGCCGACGGTACCAATCGCCTGCTGTTCACGCACACCAAGACGAATGGCTACGAGATCCAGGCGGCGGTCGTGGAGTTTACCCAACCGGTGGCGGTCCCTGCGGCGCCGACTGGGATCGTCGTCGAATGATGGAGGCCCGGATGAACATGTGGTTCGTGCTCGCCTTAGTGCTCGCCCTCTTGCTTTCGCTTTCGCCAGCGGAAGGCTCGGTGCTCGTGATTCACTGGAACGAGGTCGATGATTCCGAGGAAGTTCCAGTGACCGGCTACAAGGTCTATCGCCGCGCCGAGAACGATTCGTCCTGGACGCTTGTCGGCTCGCCGACCCAGCCTTCCTTTGTGGACGCGACGGGAAACGTCAATGAGCGTTATTGCTACCATGTCCGCGCGTTCAACGAAGCCGGTGAATCGCCTCCGAGCGCCGAGGCCTGCGGGACGGTGACCGACGTCACCGTTCGCGTCCCGGAAGGCAAGCAGGTTCTACCCTCGCGGCGCTCCGGTCAAAGCTCGATCGTGGCGGTCCTCTCCAATCAGGGTGACGAGGTGACTGTCCATACCCGCGAGCAGCTCGCCCATTCCAAGCGCGCCGACGGCTCGATCTCGATCGTTCCGCTGCTCGTGGACCAGAACGAAACGGTCAAAGTGAACGGAACCGTGGTTCCGTAAAAAAGGAGAACGGCATGAAGCTTAAAATTCTTTCGGTCCTGGCCGGCGTGGCTCTTTCGATCGTCGGCGCCGCCCTCGCCTTCGGCGGCAACGTCATCGTCTCCTGGGAGACCCAGGCGCAGGCGATCGCCAACGCCAAAGCCGCCCATCACTACGTGGTCGGCCTGGGCGTGACCGAGCAGCAGGCCGCGCTCACCGCCCGGACGATCACTTTTTCGAACGTGGCGCCTGGGAGCTATAAGGGCTGGGTGGTCCTGGTGGATGCCAATGGAGCGGAGATGGCAACGCCGGTCACTTTTTCGGTCGATGTCCCACCCGATCCCACCGCTGAGGTTCCGGTCAAGGCGGGTGCCTCTATCGCGCCATGAAGAAGAAGTGCGTCGAGCACCTTGCCGGCAAACCGACCGGCCTCATCCAGTGCTGCGAACGCTGCAACATGGTCCTGATCGACTATATCAACGCGGACGTGGTGGCTTCGTTCGCCGACGCGTACTCGCGATCCTTACGGTTCTGGCAGCCCGGCGCTCATGTTTACACCGACGGCACCGCCTGGACCGTTCAGCCCGGGCAGAACAGTCGTGTGCAACCATGTCTGGTGATGTGAAGGACAAGGGAGCCCAGCTCCTGAGCATGCTCCCCGCCAACGCCGTCAACGCTCTTCTCGGATTCCTGACCGAGCAGCGCAGCGGCCAGGTCGTGTTCAACATCCGCGAGGGCCGAGTGGCCGGAGCAGCTCGCCGATGGAAGGACGGCAGCCTCGATATTACCGAAACGCTCCAGATCGATAGCGATGTCTGAGCTGTTGGAGTTTCGGCTAAGGGCTCTCGAGGCCCGGCTCATGGCGATCGAGAGGCACTGCGAGGAAGTGACGGCCCGGGTGCCGGCCCTGGTGCTCGCCCTGGAAGAAGCCGTGAAGACGATGAACGCCTACGCCGAGACGCTTAACCACATGGACGGCGGCCATCGGCCGATCTACGCCACTACTGCGGCATGGGTGGAAAGCCGTTGAAGCGGCTCGCGCTCCTCGCCCTCTGCCTTTCCCCGTTTCTTTGCAGTCACGTTGCCCTCGGGGCCGAAGCGGTAGACAGCTGCTGGACGGCCGTCGGCAGGCCTCTGCGGGTGGTCGACGGCGATACCTTCGACGCCGAGCTCAAGTGGGAATGGCACTGGCATCAGACCAAGGTCACGATCGAGGCGGTCGAGCGGGTCCGTTTGTTCGGCTTCGACACGCCGGAGATGACCGGCGATGACCGGCCGCGCGGGGAGGCGGCCTTAGCCTTCACGCAGAACTGGCTGGCCCGTGGGCCGATCGACGTGACCAGCTGCCTTCGCTGGGGGAAGAACGGTCGCGATGCTTTCGGCCGGTCTCTGGCGATCGTGCAACGCGAAAGCGAGGATTTGGCCGAGCTGCTCGACCGTGCCGGCCATCGCAAGTGATTGACAAAATTTTGAGAATCGTTCATAGCTCGAATCGTCTTTCCTCGAACGGGCCCGACCCCGTAATTGGGACGGCCCTTGATCTCCGGTGTGGCGCAAGCCCGCCGGCTGTTGAGGCGTCCCAATTGCGAGGTGTCCATGCCCTGTCAAGCCTGCTCCGACGGAAAGTATAAGTGGGGGGTCAACGGCGAGTGCAAATATTCCAGCCTGGCCGAGTGCGAGGCTGAGCACCCGCACGAACAATCGGGCCTCCCTGCGGTTATCTCCCGGTCCGATTTCGCCGCGCTCGCCATCAAAGAGCGAAGCGAAGCAAACGCCGAAAAGCTCCGCATCATCAAGCAAACCGCCCAGCTCGTCGAGCGCGACGGCGGCGGTCAAATCTACGTCCTCATCTCCAACGAGACCCGCGATCGCGACAAGGACACCCTGGCCGTCGAAGGCTGGGACCTGAGCGCCTACCTCAAGAACCCGGTCATCCTGTTCGCCCACGATCACAAGTCGCCGAACGTCGGCATGGCGCCCCAGACGGTGCGACGCGAAGGCGCGTTGCTTAGCTACCCGACTTTCGTCCCGCGCGAAATCTATCCGTTCGCCGGCACGATCGAAGACATGGTCAAGGGTGGTTGGATGAAGGGCGCGAGCGTCGGCTTCAACCCGCGGACGTGGACGTACAACGAGGACGAGAAGGGCTACGACTTCAAGACCCAGGAGCTGCTCGAATGGTCGTTTGTCCCGGTCGGATCCAATCCCGACGCCCTCGTCGGCGCCAAGTCGGCCGGTGTCGATCTGCACCCGATGCGCGACTGGGCCGCGCAAGTACTCGACGAGTGGCAGGAGCATGAAGGCCTCTATCTGACTAAGGGCCAGATCGAGGCGATCCACAAAATTTCCAACGGCAACAAGGTCATCGTTGCCGCCAAGACCGTTTTGCCAGCCGCGCCGAAGCCGGACTCACCCACCGGCTTACCTTCGACGGACGCGGCAAATCACTCCGGCGCGGGACTTGCCCCCCGCGCCGGAGGCGCGCAGGCTTCTGAGTATCGCGATTGGGACCAAGAGAAGCGCTGGAACGTCCAGCTGTCCAAGGCTTTCGACGTTACTCGCGAACGGTTCGAACCGCTCACGGCCGAATACAAGCTCGTGGCGCGCTACTTCGACTGCGAGGTGAAGGAGATCACCGAGGATTATCGCACGGTCTCTTCGGCCAAGATGGGCGCTTATCTGACGGCGCTGCAAGAAGGGCTGTCTCAGTGGGCGGTCGATGACGTGCGCAACCTCGACCACTACACCGGCAAGGAGTGCCCGCCGCGATACGACACCATCCAGCTCAATTCCAAATCGTCGCGCAGTTTTCTGATCGAGGGTGCACGGTTTCTCTCGCGCATCACCGACGAGGCCCGGATCGTCGTCAAGGTCGAGCCCACCTGGTACGGCGTCGCGATCACCAACTACGGCAAGATCGGCGAGGTGGTATCGGACGCCTTTATGAGCGCCGTGGCCGAGCGGGCGGCCGAGCTCAAGTTCCTCAAGGGCGAGGCCTTCGCCCTCTCCGGACAGTTCATTGACCGCGCCAGCGCGACCGAGACCTGGGACGACGTCTTCCTCGAGCCCAAGAATGAGCGAGCCCTCAAACGGGCGGTCGCGGTCGTTAACTCGCAGAAAGAGTCGATGGACAACCGCGGCGTGATTCTGATGGGGCCTCCGGGCACCGGCAAGACGCTGAGCGCCCGAGTGATGATGAAAGAGGCTCCCGACACCACGTTCATCTGGGTGAGCGCACGCGACTTCTGGTACTCGGGATCATTCGGCGGATTCGCGCACGCCTTCGATCTGGCGCGCGAGAACGCGCCGTCGATCGTTCTGTTCGAGGACGTCGATGGCTGGATGAGTTCGCACACGGTCGATCTCATCAAGACCGAGATGGACGGCCTGGTGCAGCACAAGGGCGTTATCACGCTCCTGACGACGAACTACCCGGACCAGCTACCGAAGGCGCTGATCGACCGGCCCGGCCGGTTCCACGATGTTTTGTCCATCAGCCTGCCTTCCCTGGCGGTGCGCGAGCGGATGCTCGCCAAGTGGCTGGCCGATCTCGAGCCGGAATCGGTCAAGGCGATCGCCAAGGATACCGAGGGCTACTCGGGCGCGCATCTGCGGGATCTGGCCCGGTTCGCCAGGATCATCGAGCGCGAAGACAACGTCGATCTCGCCAAGGCGGTCGAGGAGGCTCTCACCAAGGTTCGCGAGCAGCGCGAGCTGATCAACCAGACGTTGCCCAACCGCTATACGCCGATTCGCGAAATCCAGGAATCGTTCGAAAAGTCGGTCCGCGAGTGGAAGCCCAAGGCCGTCAAAGAGGGGTGCTCGATGGGCGACAAGTGCCCGATGAAAGAGGGCATGGAGTACTGCCCCAGGGGCGAGAACTGCCCGATGAAACGCGGCGCTCCCTCCGAAGACCCCGAAGAGGTCGTTACGACCAGTCCGGGCCATGTGGCTATCTCTCAGTACGTGCCGCGCGATCCCTGCGACGAAGTCTCCGAGTCTGACGACTGGGCGAAGCTGCCGGGTCGCGTGCATGTCTCCGACTTTGCCTCCGATGTTCGCGACCGCGCTGTCGGCAGCTTCGCCTGGGTTGATGCTGATGGGGAGTGCTACCTCCAGCATCACGACGCCGAAGGAAAAGCGGTGTGGGCCGGGGTCCGTTCTGCGATGGCGCTCCTGATCGGGGCCAAGGGCGGGATCGACCAGGTGGCGGCCTCCCAGCGCAGGGAAGTCTACGAGCACCTCGCGCACCATTACCGCCAGTTCGACAAGCTGCCTCCCGATTACCGCTTCGTCGAGGCGCAAGCCCTCAAGCATTGTCCCGACGCCTATGAATTCACCGGCGAGGGACAAGTCCGAGTGAAATCCGAGGCCGGGGCCGACGGCGTCGTCCCGAAGTCCTCGATCCAGCAACTGCTAGACGCCATCAACCTGGAAAAGACTGCGGCTTTGCCGCCCGAACCGCCTCAGCCGAAGCTGAGCGAAGAGGAAGTGCTGAAGCGCGCGATGCAGGACGCATTGCGCGAGTTCGTGACTGAGAAGACCGGCAGAGTCTTCTAACGCTCTCGAAGACAGGAGGGAGTCCAACATGCTAGACGAAAATCAACTCAAGACGCTCATCAAGAGCTGCCTCGGTGAGATCCTTGAGCAACAGAAACCGGTGTTCTCGCCGAACATCGAAGAGACCATCACCGCCCTGGTGAAGTCGGGCATCGTCCACACGCCGAAACCCGAACCGAAGCACGAAGTCGGCCACCTCGCATCGCGTTATATCCGGGCGATCGGCGGCTCCAAAGTCGTGTCGCGGTCCGGCACCCCGATCAGCCCGGTCGAGTACGCCGCGAAAATCTACGGTCCGGAAGACGTCATCACCAAAGCGATGGCGGCGACCACGTTCGCCGACGGCGGGGCGCTCATTCCACCGGACATTTCCTCGGACATTATCGAGCTCTTGCGGCCGGCCTCCGTGGTGCGGTCCATGAACCCGATGCTCGCGGATTTGCCGCGCGGCCAGTTGCCCATCCCCAAGGTCACCGGCGGGGCGCAGTTCAGCTGGATCGGTGAGAACCAGAATCTCGGCTCCACCGCTCTGACGGCCGGCAACGTCGTCCTGGTCGCCAAGAAGGGCGGCGCGACCTTGCCGATCTCGAACGATTTGTTGCGCCGAGCCGATGCCCGCTCCGATGGCATCATCCGCGACGACCTAGTCGCCGCGATCGGTCAAGGAACCGATCTCGCGTACATCCGTGGCAACGGCACCCTGTATAGCCCCAAGGGGCTGCGCTACTGGGCTCCGGCCGCCAATGTTTTCGGCAGCGCCGGCCAGACGCTCGACAACGTCAGTACCGATCTCGAGGCCTTGATGCTGCGACTGTTCGCGGCCAACGTCCGGATGATTCGGCCCGGCTGGCTCATGGCCCCGCGCGCCGCGCTGCACCTCATGTTCCTGCGCGACGGCAACGGCAACTACGTCTACCACGACGAGATGATGATGGGTCGGCTGAACGGTTACCCGTTCAAGATGACCACGCAGATTCCCATCAACCTCGGCGGCGGTTCCAACGAGTCGGAAGTTTATTTTGCGGACTTCGCTGACGTCGTGATCGGCGATGCGCTGACGATCGCGGTCGAGGTCTCGACCGAAGCTGCGTACTACGACAGCGGCACCGGTCAGGTGGTCTCGGCCTGGTCGCTCGATCAGAGCGTGCTTCGCGCCATCGTTGAGACCGACCTGGTGGTCCGCCACCTGGAATCGGTCGCGGTTCTGACCGGCGTCATCTGGGGTACGTAATCGAGTAGTTAGTCAATCCGTTTGTTGGTGTTGAGACGGGCGGCCGTTGAGGCCGCCCACCCACCAGGAGGGAAACCATGAATCTCATTTCCGAAAACATCGGCGCGCTGATCACCGGCAAGTTTGCTCGCATCCCGGCCGTCATCACCGCAGGCGCCGGCAACGACGGCGTGGAGGTCAACGGCCCGGCTCTAGATCTGCTCGCGCTGACCAAAAAGTACCACAGCTGCAAAGTGATGATCGTTTGGGAAGCGGCGATCGGCGCCTCAGAGAGCCTGTCGATTGCGGCCAACATTCAGACCTCATCGGTGTCCAACTTTGGTTCCGACACGGCCGACCTGTCCCCGGCGTTCCCGAGCGCTATCGTTCAGGCCGGTGGCGGCGGCGGCACTTTCCAGGGCGTGACGGAATTCTCGGTCCCGCTGGTCGGGGCCAAGCAGTACATCCGTCTCCAGCTGACGGCCGATCTGTCTCGGGCCAATACCGATACCGTCGCGATCGCCGCGGTCTTCGTTATGGGCGGGGCGGACCAGAACCCGGTGCCCTGAGCCCTGGGCGCTGAAAGGAGCAAGGCAGAATGAACGCTATCGTCGTCAAGCTAAAGCAGCCCTACGGCTGCAACAACGCGGGAGAGATCTGCGGCTTCACGCCCGACGTGGCCGACATGCTGATCAAAAAAGGGGCGGCGGAGTTTATCCGTGATCTGGCGCAACCCGAAGCACCTGCAAAAAAGACGGCTCCGCCTCCCGAGCCGCCTCCGCCGCCTCCTCCGGTGGACGATCTCGGATTGCCCCTGGAGTCGCCTGACGCTGGCGAGGGTTCGTCGGCCGGCAGTCCCGGACCGGGGCCAGCCACCGTCGATCTCTCCGATGCCAGCGGCGGCCCTGGGAAAAAGAAGAAGTAAACCGTGCTCAGCGTAGTCAGACACGAAAAAACGCGAGAGCTCACCACTCTCGCGAAGTACCTGCTCGACAATCCGGCGACGGATGCGGCGAGCCATGAGTACATCGCCGATCTGATCGGCGAAATATCTGCCTACGTTGAGTCTTTTTGTCACAGGGTTTTCTGCCGTCAGCGCGTGATCGAAACCGTGCGCGGTTACGGCACCACCGACATGCTCCTCGAACGAACGCCGGTGATGCAGGTCTATTCGGTGAGTTTCCGCGGCGAGACCATTACCGACTTCGTGATCGACGACCCGCTGGCGGGCTCGCTCTATCGGTCGCGCGGCTGGGAGTGGACCGCTGGCTTGGTCGGCTGGATTACCGATCGCGGCATGGCCGGGACGGAGAATCCGGAGTTCACCGTCGAGTACGCAGGCGGCTTTCTTCTCCCGGGCGATGATCTTCAAGGGACGACGTTCTCAGTGCAGCAGGCGACCAAGAAGTTCCTCGATTCCGCCAATGGCTTCCCCGTTCTCGCCCAAGGCGAGCGGATCCGTGTGAGCGGGTTCGCGACCGCCGGCAACAACGGGTTTTTCACGGTGGCATCGGCCACCGAGGGCGAAGTGGTGGTTTCGGAGAATCTTGGCGGGGATGAGTCCGCTGGGCCGCAAGTGCTGTTTCAAGTACGGACGCTTCCTCGGGAGATCGAGCGGGCCACCCTCGATGCGATGGGCGCTCACGTCATCCAGCGTGGCGTTGGAGGCGGCAATATTTCGTCTCAGTCGATCGGCGACCTTTCGGTGTCTTTTGCCGACACGCTCTCGACTCAAAGTAGCGGCCTCCCTCTGAAAAGTGAGCGCATGCTCATTCCGTGGGTCAGGACCGCGCAGGCTTAGGAGGAAAAAATGCCCAGAGCAACGATCAACCCGAACATCTGTCTAGGCGCTTACCCGGCTGCGGGCGTGACCTTGTCGTGGACGGCGGCAGATCCGGCGAACGATCACCAGTGCGCGTTTACCGGCAAGGAGATGATCTTGGCGCGCAATACCGGGGCGACCCCGCATAACGTGACGATCACCTCGGCGGTCGATACTCGCGGCCGCACCAAGGACATCACCAACGAATCGCTCGCCGCTGGAAGCGTCCACATGTTCGGGCCGTTTTCCCAGCCGGAAGGCTGGAAGCAGGCCTCGGACGGGATGCTCTACTTCGAGGCGGACCACGCCGAGATCGAGTTCGCCGTGGTGAGGCTGCCCTAAATGGGAGCTCCTGGGATCGGCCTTTGGCTCTGGATGATGCCGCATACCATCCAGGTCAAGCCGGCGACCGGCGTCGATGCATACCACAAGCGAGTTTATGGCGATGCCGTCAGTTACCAGGCGGCCATTCAAGGCACCGGCGGTGCGAAAGTGCGGGATCAAACCACCGGAGAAGAGAAGGTGAGCCGCTACGCGATTTACGTCGCGGTCGAAAGCCACGCGATCAAGAAGGAAGACCAGCTGATTCTGCCGGCTCCCTACGATCCGCAATCGCCGCCGATCATTCGCGTGGATCCGCAGGACTCCCAGGGGGGCCTGCATCATTTGGTGGTTTACACATGAGGACACGCTCATGGACGAGTTGGATTGGTTGCTCGTCCTTGGGATCGGTCTGACGGTTTTGTTTCTGCTGGGGAGCTGATGGCGAACACGAAGACGTTCAAGAGCAAGGGATTTCCGGAGAGCTCGCGGCTGATCCGCCTGATCGGTCAGCGGGCGTTCCAGTCCGGGGTCAAGTTCTTGTTCTTGGAAGGCGAGCGCATCATCGGCGACTCCAAGGAAAATTACGTTCCGGTCGATTTCGGCACGCTACGCAATTCCGGCTTCGTCGAACCGCCGAAAGTTTCGGGGCGCAAAGTCAAAGTTCGGTGCGGCTTCGGCGGACCGGCGGCGCCCTACGCGCTCTCGGTTCATGAGAATCCCCGCGCCGGCAAAACCGGCGGGGTGAGTCCCTCGGGCCGTAAGTACCAGCATTGGGCTCAGACCGGCGAGTGGAAGTACCTCGAGAAGCCGTTCAACGCGGCGCTCGGGACGATGGACGCTCGCATGGCGCAACACATCCGGAGCGAACTGAAGCTGTGATCGTCGACGACTTGCTCGCTTATCTGAACACGCTCGGTATCGGCGTCTACGCTCCTGGCGGGACACCGAACCAGAACATGTTCGTGAATGGCTGGCCGCTCGAGGGTGGCGATGACGCGATCGCCTTGATCGAAACGTCCGGCGCCGATCCGCTCCACGTCCATGACCGACCGGAGCCTTCGTATACGCGGCCGACGCTCCAGGTGCTGACACGGTCCAAGGATTACGTGACCGCCCGGGCCAAGTGCTGGGATGTTTACAACGCCTTCGCGAAGCTCTGCAACCAGGCGGTCGGAAGCTCAGCGGTGCTGGAGGTGCGGCCGCGCCAGACCCCGTTTCCGATCGGCGGGGACGAGAACGAACGCGAGCAGTTCAGCTGCAACTTCGAGTTTCTGCTAGCGGGGACGGCTCAATGACGGAACGAATCTCCGAGCACGTTTTCATCGGCGACGCCCAGATCGAGGTGACGACCTGGTCGGGCCTGCCCAATTATCACTGTCCGGCCTGCGTGTACGCCGATACCGATTTGGAATCGCTGAAAAGTCATTTGTCGTGTCACCAACAAGAACCGCAACCCGTCGTGCGCCAGAGCGTTATTCTCGGCCCCGACGGCAAACCTTTTACCGTCACGGAGGAAGTGCCATGCGAGTGATTCGATACCTGTTCAGTCTGTTGACCTGCTGGTTCTGGAGTCTGGCTTCACCGCTGCGGAACGAGCGCGGTCTGTTGGGTAAAGCGGCGAAGGGCTTGCAGCTCAAGATGGGCGACGGCGCTTCGCCGGAAGCTTTCACGACGATCGCGGAGGTCAAGGACATCACCTTTCCGCTCATGTCCGTCGATCAGCTCGACGGCACGAACCACGATAGCCCGGGAGACTGGGAGGAGATCATCCTCACCATTCTGCGCCACCCGGAGGTGACGTTCCGCGTCAATTTTCTGCCGAACCACGCGACTCATAACAACGCGACCGGCTATCAGGGGCTGGCTCAGGCCAAGACGCTACGCAACTGGCAGCTCGTTATCCCGCAGTTTGCGAACGCGACCTACGCCTTCCAGTCGTACGTGACCGGCGTGTCTATCCTCGGACCGGTGGCAGGGATGCTTGAGGGGGACATAACGCTCAAGCCGACCGGGGCCGTGACCATTCCGTAGGCTTTTAGTCTGAAAGGGAAAGGGGAAGTGCTTTATGGATCTTTTATCGCGCGACGCCATCCTGTCCAAGAAGCATCTGAAGACGCAAGTCGTCTTCGTTGAGGATTGGCAGGGTCACGTCAATGTCAGGGAGCTCACCGCCGATGAGCGTGACGAAGTGGAGTCGTGGCTTTCGGCGCCGGAAGGAACCTCGATCGAGGAGCGGCGCGAAAGCCTTAAGAACCTGCGGGGCCGCGTCGCCGCCAGGGGGCTGGCCGACGAAACTGGCCTTCGGATGTTCTCCGACGAGGACTCCGAACGCCTGGGCTCTCTGAGCGCGGCGGCCCTAGATACCATCTTCGACACGGTGCTCAACCTCTCGGGGATGACGAAGGCCGAGCGCGAGCGACTCCGAAAAAACTCCAGGCCCCAGACGGGCGAAGGCGGTTCTACTACCGCCTAGCGCTCGCTCTGGGGATTCCGTCCGTTACGGCTCTGCAGCAGCAGCTCTCAGCGACCGAGATCACGGAGTGGGAGATGTACTACGAAGTGGAGCCGTTCGGTCAGCCGTATCTCGCCCTAACCATCGCGATGCAGACCCGTCTGGTCGCGAGCTTTCTCACGGGCAAGAGCGCCGAAGTCGAAGAGTTTCTCCCCAAAGTCGAGCGTAAGCGCAAGGATGACGACGCCGGCGGGTCCGGTGTTGCCAGCAAGCTCAAGGCTCTCATAACCGCCCTGCCTGGCGTGTTTCGGAGGATCAAGTAAATGGCGTTGATCGGCGATGCGCTGATCGAACTGGGCCTCGATGCGACCGGCATGGATGCCGGCAGCAATATCGGCATCTCCGCTTTGAAGAAGATCGAGGCCGCTGGCGCCACTACCGGTAAGAGTCTGTCCGACCTCGGCTCCAAGCTCTCGAAATCCTTCGGCCAAGTCGGCCTGGCCGCGTCGGCCGCACGGCAAAAAACCGTCGCGGAACTGCAGGCGATCGCCAAACAGTACGAAGCGGTCCGCGCCCTGGTGTCCAAGGCGATCATCACAAACGTCAAGCCGACCGCTCAAAGCATGCTTGGGTTTCTCCAGAAGGAGAAAGTCCCGGTTCAGGGGCTCTCTGCCCAGCCCCAGGTGACTGCGTTCACCACAGCGTTCACCGCCCAGCACGCCGCGATCCGCGCCGGCCAAGGAGCGACCGAAGCCGGGCGAGCCGGGGAGACCGCAGCCGCCCTCCGAACGGCCGCAGCCGCTCAGGCTGGCGCCTTGAGGGAGAGCACCGAATCGATTGCGGCCGCGGCGGCTCAGTACAGGCTCCTCGGCGCGGCTGGAACGGAGAGCCTCAATTCGATTCAGCAAGCGGCCAAGGGCGCCGATGAGGCGACTAGGAGGGTGGGCGGCGGAGCTCGACTAGTCGAGACCGCGGTCACCCGGCTCGACGGCGCCTCGCGAAAGCTCAAGCCGGCCATCAGCCTGTTGTTCTCGTCGATCGGCGCCTTCGGCCCGATCAGCTCCTTTTTCGGCGCGGCCCTGCTTCAGCTCTCGACCGGGATCTCGGCGGTCACGATCGCCTCTGGTGCCGCCATCATTGGCATCGTCGGTTTTGCCACCGCGCTCAACCGCAGGTCGGAACAGATTCAGGCCTTCGACGAGGCCCTGCGCACGAACAACTCGGATTTCTTTATCAAGGAGATCGACCGGCTCAACAAGACGATCCGCGACCTCGATGCGACGTCGTCCACCTATCTCGGCCGCGTGCTCACGCGACTCAGCCAGTTTTCCAAGGGCGAGAGCTTTTTCCCAGGGACTCTGCGGCAACAAGTGCAGGACCTGAACGCCGGCCTGCAGGCGGTGCGGACCGAAAAACTGGAAGCGGTGACCGAGCAGCTCGATCGCCAACGCCTGCTCGCCAACGAACCGACTCAAACCGGCAAAATCGCCCTCGAAGGGAAGTTTGCGACCACCGATGCGATCAAGGATGCACGCGCCCTACGCGCCACGAGCGACGAGGTATTGGCGGTCGGCAAGAAAGTGAGAGAGACCACCCAGGCGCAAATCGGCGCAGTCGCCCGCGATTTTGTCCAGGGCATTAAAGATCAGAACGCCGGGCTGCAAGGTCAGGTGGTCGCGCTGACCCAATCGAAGGAAGCGGCGATCGACTACGAGGCCGGGTTGATCCGGCTGCGCGCCAAACAGACCGGGGTCTCGACGAGCTCGAAGGAGCTGAATGATCAGATCGCGCAGTTCCGGTCGATTTCGCTAGGGGCGGCTCAGGCGACGCTGGCGGACCAGCTGACCAAACAGAATCAAGCCCTCCGCGTCCAGATCACCGAAATGACCTCGGGCAAGGCGGCGGCCGAGGAGCTGGCGCTTCAATACCAGCTGGCCGATTCCAAGCTCAAGAACTACGGGGCGGCGGCGCTTGCGGCAGCCGCAGCCCAAAGGCAGTTGAACGACGAAGCGGCGAAGGCGGTGGTGCCTCAGGCTCTCCGGGAACTAGCGGACCAACGCTCGACGGCGAGAGCCACCGGGGAAATCCTGGGGCCGACCTTCAACGCCGCCCAGGCCGAAGCGGACGCGATCCGCAATACCATCGAGGGGCTGCTCGCGCAGAAAGATCCGCGGGCCAGGGGCGCAGCGCGAGCCGAAGCCATCAAGCTCAAGGTCGAGCTCGATCAGGCGAGCCTTCGGGGGATTCAGACTGAACTGGCTTCCGGGCTGGCCCTCGACGAGGGGTTCGCCGATCTGTTTAACCGTACGTTTACCAACACTTTCGATGAAGCCGCCTCGCGCGTTGACCGGCTGACGGATGCTCTGGAGCGAGCCCGCGAGGCTGGCCTGAGCCCGCTCAGCGAGGAGGTGCAAGAAATCGGCCGCCAGCTCGACGACGCGCAACTCGCGGAGGCCTTTGGCGGCATTGAGCGCGATCTCAAAATCGCCCAGGCCGAGGCCCAGCTGCTTGGCCGATCCTTCAATCTGCCGGCCGAGCAGGTCGGCATCCTGCAGCAACGGCTCCGCGACATGCTCGAAAGAGGGCTCAGCCCGGCCCGGATCGAAGTCCAGAATCTCGCCCGCGATCTCCAGGCCGCGAAAGTCGACGAGGTTTTCGGCGATCTGTCGCGCGATCTCGAAACCTCACGGCTATCGGCCGAGGCGTTCGGCGGGTCTTTCGATCAGGTGACCGCCAACATCAACGCGCTCACCAACGCGATCAAGCGGCTGATCGAAGAGGGTTTGGACCCGCTCGACCCGCGCATCCAAGACCTGCGCCGCCAGCTCGAGGACCAGGAGATGTTCCGCGTTTACCGCGATGCGGCCGAGGATGCCTTTGACCTGGTGACCGACGGCCTGCTGGGCAACATCAAGAGCTGGGAGGATTTTGGCAACCGCGTCAAGGGCATCCTCGACGACCTGGCCGCGGAGATTCTGCGCCATCAGTTCCGCAAGCTCCTGAACGAAATCTTCAAACCACCGGAAGTGTCCGTTCCGGGCGGTGGCGGCGGGGCCGGTGGATTCCTCGGCAGTATTTTCGGATCGCTTTTCGGAGGGGGTGGCACCGCCGATATTTTCGCCGGTGGCGGCGCTTCGGCGGCCGAGCAGGCGGCCGGGGCGATCGGCTCAGCGATCGGCCTTCAGGGGGGTGGCCATGCCGTTTCCGGCCGGCCCTACATCGTCGGCGAGCGAGCTCCAGAGCTGTTTGTTCCGGACGCCTCCGGGTCGGTGATCCCGATCCACAAGATGATGGGCGCCGGCGGCGGGCAGAACAACACGTTTAATTTTCACGGCGTGCAGGACATGGACAGTTTTCGCCGCTCGCAGGCCGAGCTATCGGCCAAGCTCTCTCGCGCCGTGCGGAAGGGCGACAGGTACAACTGATGCCGCTTACCGTCGTTCAAGACACGCTGCCAGTGTTCCCGACCGATCTCGCTTTCGAGCACCCGGGCGGCCCCGAGTACAACACCGACGTTCAGATTCTCGAAAGCGGCCACGAGCAGAGAAATTCGTTTTGGCCGGAGCCGAAGTACTCGTGGGATGTCGGTTACGGAGTCAAGACTTTCGACAAGGTGTACGCCCTTCTCGAGTTCTTCCATGCCTGCCGCGGTCGCGCCAAGCCGTTCCGCTTCAAGGACTGGGCCGACTACAAGAGCAGCGCCGTTACCGGCGCCGTCAATTTTACCGATCAATCCCTGGGCGTGGCGACCGCCGGCCAGACCCAGTTTCAGCTGATCAAAACGTACGCCAAGTCGCCCTACGAAACCGTGCTCGACATCATCAAGCCGAAGGGCTCCACGGTCCGCGTTGGAGTCAACGGCGTCGAGGAAACGACCGGCTGGACGGTGAGCGAGGTGACCGGGCTGATCACTCGTTCGGTGGCTCTCGCCGGTGGCGAGACGGTGACCTGGGGAGGGGAATTTTACCGCAAGGCGCGCTTCGACGTGGACAAGATTCCGGTGCAGTTCCATGCCTGGGAAGTGGGCTCCATCGAAGTGCCGGTGATTTCGCTCAGGGGAACATGAAGACGCTCACGGCCCAACTGTTAGCGCATCTGAACGGCGAGCTCCAGACGCTGGCGACCTGCGTGAAAATCACGTTCGCGAAGTATCCACCGCGGATCGTCGCCATCAGCCAAGCGAACCCCGGCGTGGTCACAACCCGCTGGGCTCACGACTACGAGACCGGCGACGTGGTCAAGATCGTCGGCGTTCGCGGCATGACGTCGGTCAACCGCCAGGAGTTCGTCGTTACCAAGGTGGATGATTTTCGCTTTTCGATCGGCGTCAGCACGTCGGGCTTCGAGCCCTATACCCACAAGGGCGTGGCGCGTAAGGTCTTCGGCTTCACCGATCACCCACGCGAGATTTTGTTCGAGAACGTCACCTACAAGTCGACGCTCGCGTACACCTCGCAGTCGCTCCGGCAGGGATCCGCGATGGCGGTCGATAGCGTCGAGCACCAGGGGATCTTGCAAAATGCGGCCAAGCAGGAGCTGCAAGGTCTCCTGCTCGATGGGATCACCGACGATGATTTGATCGCCGGCTTTTACGACAACGCCGAGATGGAGTTCTTCGTGGTGAACTACCAGGACTTGACGATGGGGCGGCTGATCCTCGGCAGCGGCCGCCTGGGCGAGACGACGCTCAATCGGGGTCAGTACGTCGCCGAGCTCGTCGGCAAGACCGCTTACCTCCAGGAGACGCTTCAAGAGGTTTATACCGCCCGCTGTCGCGCCGATCTTGGCGACGATTACGACGGCAGCGAACCGGAGCATGAGCTGCACCCCGGCTTCGGCTGCAAAGTGCGGCTCGATCCGCCGCTCTGGACGCCGAACACGGACTATACGATCCGCGCGCCCGGCGACGCCGGCTCCGGCCATCTGGTGCGGTCGGCCGCTTTTCCAGATGTGGCTTTCCAAGTGTCGGTGACCGGAACCTCGGGCGGAAGTGAGCCGGCATGGAACGGCACCGTCGGCGGAACGACCGTCGATGGCAGCGTCGAGTGGACAACGGTCCAGGCGCTCAGCAAGTCCGGCACGGTCCACGCCGTGATCGACCGCCGGCGCTGGATCGACAACGACCGGAGCGAGGCCCCGCTCGCTGGAGCAGGCGGGGTGACGACGCTGTTTGCCATTACCGCCGTCAACCAGGGCGCCAAGCGGTTCACGATCGCCGGTGATTTCGTGGCGCAGTTTCCAGCCGGCTCGACCTTCACGATCGTCGGCTCCGCCGCCAACGACGGCGGCTACACGATAGTGAGCTCGACCCTCAATGCGGGCAATACCGAGATCGTGGTGAGCGAAACGGTTCCCGATGGGACCGCCAGTGGATCCATCATCGGCCGGCTGCCGAGCCTGGTCGGCTTCTTTGCCTTCGGCAAGGTGACGTTTCTCGACGGCAAGAACAAAGGCATCTCGCGCGAGGTGCGGAGCTTCTCGGTTTCCACCGCCGATGGGATGACGTTCACGGGCCCAGGCTTCTTCGAGGTGTTCGAGCAGTTCCCGTTTGACATTCAGGTGGGCGATGCCTACGAGGCGACGGCCGGCTGCGACAAGTCCCTCAGCATGTGCGTGAACAAATTCGACAACGTGGCGAACCGCAGGGCCGAGGACAACATTCCCGGCATGGATAGAGCGTTGCTCTATCCCGATAGCAAGTGAGGCTTTTATGCGCACGAGCTCCGATCCTCAAGACCCAGGGTTTGCCAATTTCATTCCCGGCAAGTGGGAAGTTTATCTCGACGGCCGGCTGGTGAAGCAATGCGTCACGGCCGACGAGGAGCAGGGCTTCGTCGTTCTGCACTCCGTGGATGATTACGGCCATGTCATCGTCTGCGGCGGCCAGGTCGAGAAGCTGGTGTTTCACGGCCGGGTCAAAATTCGCGAGAAGCTCGGATGGCAAAACGCGCCGACGTCATAAGAGAAGCCCGGTCATGGATCGGGACGCCGTGGCGACACCAGGGTCGCACGAAGGGCTGGAGCTGCGACTGCGTTGGCGTGCTCATTGGGGCTGGCGTGGCCTGCTCCCTTTTGCCTCCGGATTTCAACGTCACCGGGTACTCTCGGTCCCCGGCTCCAGCGGTGCTGATCTCCTACCTCGAGCAGTATCTCGATCGCGTTGACAAGCGCGCCATGAAGGGGGGCGACGCGCTTCTCCTAAAGCCCCACCGACTGCCGCAGCACGTCGGGATTTTAACGTTCGAGCACTCTCTCATCCACGCCATCGACAGGCAGCGCGGCGTCCGCGAGCATCGCATCGACGATCGCTGGGATCGGGCGATCGTGGCGGTTTATCGGTTTCGCGGCTTGGAGGACTAATGCGCATCGTTGTTCTTTTGTTGCTCAATGCCCTGCTCCTGGTGCTGCTTTTTCCGAGCGACGTTGAAGCCGGCCAACTGCTGATCTCGATCGCCGGCGGCATCATCGGGGCCTTCTTCGGCGGACCGGTTGGCTTCGCCATCGGCTATGCGGCCGGCGGCCTCCTCGGCTCTCTGCTCTTTCCGACTAAGTTGCCGACCGTGCATGGGCCGCGGATCGAAGACCGCCAGGTCCAGTCGGCCGCCTTCGGCGCTCACGTGACCAAGCACTGGGGCACGGACAGGCTAAACGCTCAGATCGTGTTTTCGAGCCCTCTCAAGGAGACCAAGCATAAGACCGAAGTCGGCGGCAAGATGGGCGGGCCCTCGCAGACGTCGGTAACCTACACCTACTCGGTGGACATTATGCTGTCGTTTTGTCGTCGTGCGGCTGGCGTGCTCCGGATTTGGGCCGATACCAAGCTCATCTACGACGTCACCGGCGAGGTCGACATCAAGCAGCAATGGGCGCGCGAGGGGCGTCGTTTCGTTGTCCGCGACGGAAACGAGACTCAGCTGCCATCGGCCCTCGAGGAAAGCTATCACGGGGTCGGGCTGTGCTCGGGGCACCGCGGTCTCTTCTGCCTGGAGGCGGCGGATTTCCAGCTCGCGGATTTCGCCAACCGCATCCCGAATTTCACCGCCGAGGTCTTCACCGAAGGCGAGAGCGAGTTCGGCTTGATCGGCCAGTATACGCCTCCCGCCGCGCCGTACTCCTGGTGGAAACACTCCTTCGCGTACATCGACGAGAACGGCGAGGCCTGGGCGCTTTACCACCCGAGCTCGACTCCCTACTGGTACAACGCCTACTCGTACGTTTTTCACTGGGCGCTCGACCGCCCGGCTAATCCCGTCCAGGAGTTTCACCCGCTGTGGGACGGCACGCTGGTCCAGGAGTCGTCGACCGCGAACACCGCGCGGTTGCGCTCCGATGAACCGTCGGCGCTCGTCTACGGCACGGAGGACAGCGGCTTACCGGTCGCGTATTTCCGCCTGGCGGCCGGCACCCAGATCAATTTCTCGGCGGTCGATCTGGACTTCCACACCGCGATCGAGATCGGCGTCAAGTACGGCGACGACCTCTATATGATCCACGGCAACAACCTGTACTTCGGCAGCGACCCGCACTACCTGATGCGCTTCAACGCGAATACGGGAGCTGGCCCGCTCGCCGAGACCGACATGCTGAACACGGAGGGCGGCGGCGCCGACGTCCGCGATCTCGGGCGCTCGGAGAATTACCTGTGGGCGCTGTTCGCCGACAAGATCCTCAAGATCGACAAGGACACGCTCGCGCTGATCTCGACCCTCGACATCAGCAACATCTCCAACCCGCTGGCAATGGCGGTGGTGAGCGATACCGAGATTCGCATCATGGGAGCGACCGCCGCAGGCACCACGTTCCATATCATGCTGAACGAGGGCACGCCGGTGCTCGATCAGATCGCGACCGACGAGGGCTACTCCGGGATCCGCGGCTTTACCCGCTTCGGCCTGCATTACGTGAACGGCACGTACATCGTTGATTTCACCGGGTACATCGGCGGGTTTCCGGCGCGCATCGATTTCTTTGGGCCAAGTTCGCAGTCGTTCGATATTCCGCTCTGGAAGATCGTGCGTGACATCAACATCATGTCCGGTCTCGATTCGGTGATCGGCGCTTCTCCACCGGCGGTCGGCGAGGTGCGGGTCAACGACCTGCTCGACCCGGTGCACGGCTATTCCCTGACCCGCGCCATGTCGGCCCGCGACGCCCTGTTCCAGCTATCGCTCGCCTACTATTTCGACTGCCGCGAAACCGATCTCAAGCTCGATTACCCGAAGCGCGGCAAGGCGCCCGTGCTCTCGCTCCCTGGCGACGATTTGGCCGCTCGGAGCTCGCACACCGAAAGGCTTCCGGACCGGATCACGCAGACGCGCCAGCGGGAAGCGGAGCTGCCGCTGAGAATCCACATCGTCTTCAACAACTGGGAGGCGGCGTATCAGCCAGGTCACGAATACGCTCCGCGGCTGATCACCGAGGCCCGTTCGACCCAAAGCGTCGAGTTGGCGATCGCCATGACTTCGGCCAAGGCCCGCGAGGTCGCCGACGTCATGCTGGCGGTCTCCCACCTAGAGCGGGACAGCTTTCAGCTCAAGACTTCGCGGCGGTATCTGCGGCTCGACGCAGCCGACAACATTGAGGTGGTCATCACCGAGCAGGCCTGATGGCGGAGTATTACGTCTCTCCCTCGGGGAACAACGCGAACGTCGGGAGCCTGGCGAACCCGTGGCAAACGCTCGCCTTCGCCGCGAGCCAGCTCGTCGCCGGCGACACGCTCTATTTGCGCGCCGGGACCTACCTGCGGCTCGACGATTCTCATTTCGCAGCGGTCGGCACGTCCGGTAATCCGATCCGGCTCCAGGCCTACGCGGCGGAAGTCGTGACCATCGGAGGCCTTCGCCTGGTCGGCACCGCGCGGCCGTACCTCGAATTTCGCGGGATCATTTTCGGGTAAGCACATGGCGCTCACAGACAACCTCATCTCCTACTGGAAAATGGACGAGAGTTCGGGCACGCGCGTCGATAGCCACGGCTCGAATGATCTCAGCGCGAATGGCACCATCGGCAGCGCCGCCGGAAAGATCAGCGAGGCCGCCGACCTGGAGCTTTCCAACGGCGAGTTCCTGAGCCACGCGGACAATGCCGATCTCTCCGCCGGCGACGTCGATTTCACGATCACCGCCTGGGTGAAAGCACGCTCGGCCCTCGGCGCGACGTCGTTCCCGGTCGCGAGCAAGGGCTGGGCTAATTCCCCGGACGCTAACACCGAGTGGGTGCTCTTCTACGACGGCACCACCGATAGCTTCAAATTTTCCGTGCGTTCGGCGAGCGTCACCACCTCGGTCGAGAGCGGCGACATTCTCGTCGACTCCACCGACTGGATCTTCATCCGCGCCTGGCACGATGCGGCCAACAACCAGATCGGCATCCAGATCAACAACGAGGACGCGGTCACCGCCGCGCATTCGACCGGGGTGCAGGATGGCGGCGATGATTTCGAGATCGGCGCGTCGAACACCCAGTCGATCTACTGGGACGGGCTGATCGACGAGGTCGGCTGGTGGAAGCGCGTGCTCACCTCGGGCGAGCACGACCAACTGTTTAACAATTACGTCGGGCAACGCTACGACGACTTCGCTTCGCCCCTGACGGCGACCGGGCTCCACGTCGGGCTCAAGGCCTTTTGGGAATTGGAAGAGAGCAGCGGCGATCGGATCGACGCGCACGGCAGCATGGATCTCTCGCCGGTCAACGCCCCAGGGGGCGGGACCGGCAAGGTCGGCAACTGCCTCGACACCGAAGCCGGCAGCACCCAGCGGGTCATCCACGCGCAGGCGATGATCTTGAACCAGGGGAACCACAGCTTCTCCTGGTCGGTGTGGGTGAACGCCGAGAGCATCTCGAACACGCCGGTGA